AAAACCAGTATTATCAACGGCTCGGAAGTGTCTAGATTATCCGTGGCGATTCATCTGTATGTTTATGAAGGTGGCTGGTGGGAGTCCTTTGATGTCTATATTTCAACGGATAATGTCACGTACAAAAAACTGACCGCCACAACATCAGCGAAAGCCTCTGGCGGTACAGGCTCATGGCTGGGTTTCAATATTGATAGCCAGGTTGATCCTCTCCTTTCTTACCCGTATGTGAAAATTGTAGATACCAGTAACAGTTCTTCCGCTGTTACCGGAACTGACGGGGCGGATATTGACGGCGTTATGATTACCAGCGCAGTATCCCCGGTCGGCAATTACGTCATGTATGACACGGATGCTGCAGACGGGTCGGTCTACAACCTTTATCAGGATGCTGATACCGGCGCAGTAGGCGTGAAGGTTATCGCGGAAAACAAAACGGTTTCTTATATCCCGTTCTCCAGCGATGACACTCTCGAGCCGATCGCGTTGTCCGTACAGTCAGATCTGAATGGCGACGCTATGAAAGACATTAACGTACTGGTTAAACGTAAAGCGGATAATGCTCAACTGAATATTACCCGAGCGCGTGACGGCTCGCTTATTGGCGTTGTTGATAATTCAGTGACTAAATAAAACTTTGCATATTGCTGATATAGTCCACTCGTTAATTTTTTGAAGGCGTAGATATTATCGGCGATAAATCACATAAACGATTATCGGGATTTTTAACCGAGAATAGTTTCAGGCTTCGGGCACGGCTTAATGATTTTAAAAATAGAAGATTGAAAGGCCGGAAGTTAATTCTATTAATTTCTTAAAATGATGTGAAAATATATGGGTATGCGGGCGACATGCAGAGTAAGCCAATTACGGGAATATACAATGCTAACTGTCTGCAACCTTAAAATCATCTCTTGATATAGCGTCTCGTAATAGCGGGGCTTTTTATTGTGCGTCGCATATGCATTCCGAAGAAAGATTTATCCGTTGTGAGCCCTGTCGAGTTGTTAACTCCAGGCGGGTTTGCCACCGACAGATTCAGATGCGGAATGAAGACAACTTTGCAGCCCATTCGCCGCAAGATATCCCTTTTACCGGAGGTGCCTTGATTGAGTAATGACAGTACAGAACCGGGGTACCTGACGCCCGTCGGCACGGACCCGGAGTATGACCAGGAACTGGAGCGGCAAATCAGCCGCTGGATCTGCGGCGTCACCGGGTTGGATGCCTCCCTGGTGTTCCCGCGTTGGACCGAACCACAATCATCTATCCCGAATGACGGTGCAACATGCGCATTGTTCGGAATAACTACTCTGCCCGGTGACGCCATGCCAGCACTTGTGCAGGTCACTGACGAACAGAGTGAGCAATGGACCTGGGAACTGGTAACGGTGCAGGCCAGTTTCTATGGCTCACAAGGTTCTGCTATGGCGTCGCGTTTTCACGATGGCCTCTACATCGAACAGAACAACATCACGTTGCGGAGTGCCGCCGGGCTTTCGCTGGTGGAGGCAGGAATAATTTCTAACCTTCCCGAATTAATTAACAACCAGTGGGTGCGCCGCTACGACATCAATGTGACGTTACAACGCAAAAACACCCGCAGTTTTAACATCAAAACTATCCAGTCCACACCTACATTATTTTACGGAGAGTAAATTATGGCACAGGGTTTACCTGTCTCAAACGTCGTTAACGTCGACGTGATTATGTCGCCTAAGGCGGCCACGGGTCGAAATTTTGGTACGCTGCTGATCCTTGGCACATCGACTGTTATTCCGGTATCGGAGCGCATTCGTCAGTATTCCAGCATAGAGGAGATTGGGAAAGATTTCGGTACTGACGCGCCGGAGTATGCCGCCGCGACTGTATTTTTTGGGCAATCACCGAAACCGACGCAAGTGCTGATTGGCCGCTGGGCTAAAACAATTGGCACGGGCGAAACGGGGAATATTGAAACGTTGCTTACGGCGGTGAATGCCTGTCTGCAGTACACCACCTGGTACGGGCTGGCCATTGCTGACAGTGCCGAGCTGGTGGATGCGGATGTGATTTCCGTTGCTGCTGCGATTGAGGCGTCCAGTCTGAGTCGCATTCTGGCTGTAACCACCAGTGACGTTAAAACACTGACTGCGGGCGACACAACCAATCTCGGCTACAAATTGAAAGCGGCAGGCTATGCGCGCACCTTCTGGCAATACAGTTCCTCCAGCAGGTATGCGGCGATTTCTGCGTTTGGCCGCGCGTTCACGGTAAATTTCACGGGCAGCAACACCACCATCACCCTGAAATTCAAACAGGAACCGGGTATTACCTACGAAACGCTGACGCTGGCGCAGGCAAACGCCATCGATGCTATCAATGGTAACGTTTTTGTTTACTACCAGAACGACACCGCCATCCTGCAACAGGGCGTGATGGCTAATGGCGACTTCTTCGACGAACGCCATGGCCTCGACTGGCTGCAGAACTACGTACAGACCAACCTCTTTAACCTGCTTTATACCAGCACGACCAAAATTCCGCAGACCGACGCAGGCGTTACCCGGCTGCTGGCAAACGTAGAGCAGTCTATGGATCAGTCGGTTACTAACGGGCTGGTGGCGGCTGGTGTGTGGAACGGTGGCCCTATTGGGCAACTGGCATCCGGCGACACGCTGACTAAGGGATACTATGTCTACGCGCAATCTGTTGCTGAACAGGCGCAGGCAGACCGTGAAGCCCGTAAATCGCCACTGATTCAGGTGGCCTGTAAGCTGGCTGGCGCAGTTCATTACGCCGATGTACAGATTAACGTTGTTCGATAAGGAAAAAAAATGGCTACTTATTCTTTTATGGACGTCACGGCGACCCTGGCAGGTCCGACGGGTGAAATTGACCTTGGCTACGGCTCAGCAAATGGCGAATCGGGTATTACCATCTCATTCGCAGATGCCAAAAACACCATGACTATCGGTGCTGATGGTGAGGTGATGCATTCATTGCACGCCGGAAAAAACGGCACGATCACCGTCAGCTTGCTGAAAACGTCCCCGGTAAACAAGAAATTGAGCCTGGCCTGTAACGCACAATCAATGTCATCTTCTCTCTGGGGAAATAACGTGATTCTGGTGCGTAACAATGTATCCGGAGATACCACTGTCGCCCGTAGTGTGGCATTTAGCAAACAGCCCGATCACGTTAACGCAAAAGATGCTTCGCTCGTCACCTGGACGTTTGATTGCGGCAAGATCGATCAAGTGTTGGGGGAGTTTTAACACATGGAATTTACGATCAATAGCGTGGATTACCGCACCACTAAACTGAGTGTTTTTGACCAGTTGAAAGTCTGCCGTAAATTATTGCCGGTGCTGTCGAGCATCGTTCCTGACCTGTCAGCACTGCATAAAGCCGCCGCAGTTGCGGGTGAAAGTGAAAAAACGGGACAGAGCATTAGTACCATTCTGCCGAAAATCGCTGATGTGGTGGCAGGGATGCCCGAAGAGGACGTTAACGCGATTCTGTTCCCGTGTCTGTCGGTAGTGACTCGTAAAGCGATCACCGGAAACTGGACGCCTGTTTTCAGTAACGGTGAACTGATGTTCAAGGATATTGACCTGCTTACCATGCTGAATATCGCTGGCCGGGTGGCAGCCGATAACCTGGGAAATTTTTTGCCCGCCCACCCTATGAGCGAGACAGCGGTCCAACAGCCAGCCTGACACTCAATACCCTGCCGGATGACGAGGACTATTTACGCCGTCCGGTACAGGCGGGTTTTATTCCCTATACCGCATTGAAAGATGGCTCCATTGATCTGGCGGATATCGCACGCATGAACGACTGGATAGATATCAAAGCGGATAACGATGCGCGTATCGCGCGCTGGGAGAGAGAACAGGAATGAATGCTGAAACCATAAAATCATTTTTGCACTCCCTGGGATTCGATGTTGATGGCGCGGGTGCCGCTAAATTTGAAGCCGCGATTTTGGGCGCAACCGAAGGAGTTATCGCACTGGGCATGGCCGTCGAGGCGGCGGCACTGTCTGTCGTGGGATTTACGACTAAAGTCGCGTCGGGGCTGGACGATCTGTCTTTGGCACCACAGCGCAGCGATGAGGACGTGGCGGATATCCAGGCGCCCGGGTACGCAGCATCCCAAACAGGGAAGAGTGTTGCTGATGTGCGAAGTTCTCTGGAAGGGCTTGCCCAGTTCCTGCGTAGTAATCCTGGCGGTGAGGGGAGCCTGAGCCGCCTGAACGTGGATACTCACGACGCTAACGGGCAGGCTCGCAGTATGGAGGCGATATTCTCCGGGCTGGATCAGAAACTCAGCACTATGACGTCTTTTCTCGCGAACCAGTACGCGCTAATGCCTGGCATTGATGAAAACACACTGGTGGCGATGCGTCGCAGTCTGGATGATTTCAATGCGCTGTATTCCCAAATGACGAAGGCTATCGGCAACAATGCCGATACCGCGACCGTCAGCAGTAACCGCTTTATGACCTCGCTTCCTGCGTTCGGTCAGATAGCGGGTATGGCAGACGATAAAATGGGTAGCAGCCTGTCAGACGTGCAGGTAGGAAGCATTGATCACCTAAGTAAGCAGATCCTGGATGACTTCTCGAAAATCGAGGAGGCACAGGCTGGTGTTATCAAAGGAACTCTCTGGCTGGGCGATTCCGGCGACCTGTTTGAAAAGATCACGAAACTGAGCGGCGCAATTGCCGGTGCCGGGAAGGCCTTCTTTGAATTCCTGAACATCGACACCTCGCAGTTTTCCGGTAAATGGCTTTTTGACCCGATAAGTGAATCCATTCAGAACACTATCAAATACGTTAGTGCGTTGGTGGATGTGCTTAAAAAACAGGTTAAGGATGATTTCTCCGGTTCGTGGGGCCTGGTGAAAGATGCGGCGAAAGTCCTTTCTGACAGCCCCGTTGTAAAAGGGGTGACAAAGGTGGCCGTTGGACTGGCTGGCAGCGTCGCTGATGTCGCGCACGAGTCGCTGCCAGAGTGGATGGAGAGTAAGCCGATACAGCCTGTATCTGAAAAAGAGCCAGGGCTGCAAGCTCAGCCTGTCAGAAATCCGCAGTTGAACACGCTGAACAAGGCGCAAACTGATTTACGCCAGGAGGCAGCGAAAGGCCGTCAGGAAAGCAACGCGTCTGTCTCCGTCGCCAATACCTGGTTTGGGCGTATTTCGTCAGGTGTTCAGGAATCCAGTAAAGCGTTGATGCCGCTGCCGTCTAAAGAAGGAGATGCATTGCAAGGCCGGTTGCGCCTGGCGCTGGCGAATCTGGAGCGACTGTATAACCTCTCCGTGGGATTATTGCGCGGAGAGGTTGTAACGGAATCCGGGGGAGACCTGTTCCCAGGAGGAAAAGCGGGCGCGCACGGGTTGTTTCAGTTGATGCCAGGTACGGCGAAAGGTCCGGATCCGAAAGGCAGCGATGCTTTCGAACCAATGAAATCTGCCGAAACTGCCGTGCGTTACCTTAGTCAGCTATTGCGAGATAACGGTGGCGGATTGAGCAAGACTCTGGCGTCCTATAACCGGGGCATGGGTAACGTTGAGAAATACGGTATGGGCCTTTTACCGAAGGAGACGCGTGAATATATCCCCCGGTTGCAGAGCAATATGTTGCAGGGCAAGTCTGTATCGGGACCGCAAATTCAGCAGCAAAACACATACAACATCTACGGTGGAAACGCCCATGATATTGGCCGGGAAGTTGAGCAAAGACAGATAAGTGTGAATTCACGTGTGTTACGAAGAAACCAGACAGGGGCGGGCTAATGGATATTCTATCAACGCTGTTTCATTTGCAGTCACGGAATATAGGGATACTCGTTCCGTCGGTCGTGGTGAGTGAAAAGCACACCGACAAACTGGAGATAACGGAGCACCCTGTCGAGACGGGCGCGGCGATTTCCGATCATGCCTATAAAAGCCCGTCGGAAGTTATCATGGATGTTGGCTTCGCGGGAGGGGGGGAGCTACTGGATTTCAATAATGAACTGGCAGGTCCCCCTCTGCTTGGTATGAGTCCGAGAGAAACCTACCAGCAATTACTCGATTTGCAATCCAGTAGAACGCCGCTGGATGTAGTGACCGGGAAGCGTATTTATAAAAATATGCTCCTGCGCAGTATTGAGGTAAATACCGATCAAAAAACTGAAAACGTGCTTTCTGCCTTATTGACGTTACGTGAGGTGATTATCACCAGCACGTTGGTAACACAGGTGGCTGATAAGTCCAATATGACTCAGGGAGCTAACACGTCAGCGGTTCAGAACGCCGGGGTAAAGACAGCCACGCCGGCAAATAAAACCATCCTGAAATCGAAGGGTATTTTAGGTGGTCATAAGAAAGTCTCCAGCGGCAATATTCTGGGGAGAAAGTGATGGTATCAATCAACGAAATTCCGCTATCAGCAGATAATCAGCAGTTTTCCATCGCTATTGCCGGGGCCAGCTACAAAATGGCTGTGTCCTGGCGTGATCCTGTCTGGTGCCTTGACCTATTTCGCGACGATTCCACGCCGCTGGCGCTGGCGCTGCCTTTGGTGTCGGGCGCGGATTTGTTGGCGCAGCATATTTATCTTAACCTGGGATTTGCGCTGGTGGTCGGTACCGACATTGTCGGGCAAGAAAACCCGACAAAAACCGATCTGGGTATCACCAGTCATCTCTATGTTGTCACGGAGTAACCATGTCAAAGAACTGGATGCGTCATTTCGAGTTACTGTTGACGGACAGCAAAGGCCAATTGACAGACTTTGGGAAATTCAAAGTCCATTTCGATATAACCTGGGTTAAAAGCAGTACGAATACCGCTGTCGGCACATTCAAAATCTATAACCTGGCGCCAGAAACTGTGAAAATGATCTGCAAGAAGGAGTTTACCCGCATTCAAGTCATCGCAGGTTATGACGGCATGGCCGCGCAGGTGGTTGATGCCAGTCTGGTAGGGATTGCGAGAACGGTTAACGGCCAGTCTGACGGTCGCAACTACGGGCAGATATTCAGTGGTGAAATTCGTTATACCATTGAGGGGAAAGATGAAGATAAATCGGTGGACAGTTATGTCCTCATCCAGGCCGCTGATACCGACCAGGCTTTTTCCACCACCGTGACCTCAAAGACCTTATCTGCCGGTTACCGTACCACTGATTTTGATACGTTGCTGATGAAAGACTTCCAGTTGAATGGCGCTGAAGTCGGGCGTACACCAACCATGCCGGATACCGTTTTCCCGCGCGGGAGAGTCCTGTTCGGGATGACGAGACATCTGATGGATAATGTTGCGGCGCAATGTGAAGCGACATGGATGTTTGTGAATGGCAAGCGTGAGATGGTTGCCAAAAACGAGGTGGTACACGACGCCATAGTGCTGAACAGCGAGACGGGGTTAATCGGCATGCCTCAACAGACGTTTGGCAATGGCGTTAACGTCACGTGTCTCATAAACCCGAATATCCACGTTAATGGATTGATCGAGTTGAACCAGAAAAATGCTTTCATCAAACGCAAACAACTCAGCAATGAGGATCTCGGAAAGGATGGAAGTCACATTACTACAGAAACCAGGAACGGTAATATCACTGTTTCTGGTACAACTGAAAAACCTGCAAGTATTGCAACAGATGGTGTTTATGTCGTTCAGGGTATTACCTATTCTGGTGATACAAGAGGCAAGGAATGGTATATGGTTTTGACGTGCGTAGCGCGAGGGGCGTAGGCGCGGAGAATATCTGATTCTCTAAAAGGGGGCATTAAAGGCGTCAATATTTTGGATTGCTGCTTTTATCTGTTTCGGGGCTATTACCCGCGTTATATTGCTCACGGCAGCACTTATATCCTTATATAACCAAAGGTGGCCAGATGAGTATAATTGATGTCGAGCGTGTCACGTAGCAAAATCACCCTCCCAGGTTCTGACGGAATCAATGTCGACTCTGGACGTATGCAGGCCAGAGCCGATAATAATATGGGTTTCAGTCTATCCATTAGCCTGCTGTTAAGTCCCGGTTTTTGAACGTTCAGCCTTTACAAAATAATATCGATGCGCCGACGTTAATTGGCGTGTATCCATATTGGATAATTCGCCATATAGAGCGGTATTGTGCCAAATATCTAACTGGTGATATTTTTACATATTCACAACCCATCCGGTTCGTGTGCAATCCAAAATTACTTGCAATTGATCAACTGATATCAATTTCCTATAAGCTTGGGTTTAATTATGGTCGCGCAATGGGCGTATGATGTCGTTAATAAATTCAAGGGTCGCTTCGGCGGCCTTTTTTATTATCCGGAGTAACCCATGTCAGCTTCAATCCAGTCTCGTAACGGCTCATTTGATGATGTTCTGGCCTCAGAACGTCAGGCGATAAATGAGCAACTTCGCGTAGCACTGCCTGGTATTGTCCAATCGTTCGATCCTGGCTCGGTGACGGCGACAGTTCAGCCGTCGGTCCGCTGTATGGTGCGAGATAACGACGGCCACACAACGACCAAAGAGTATCCGCTACTGGTAGACGTACCTGTTATTTTCCCACGTGGTGGCGGCGTTACGCTGACATTCCCCGTCAGTCCGGGCGATGAGTGCCTGGTGATCTTCTCCGATCGCTGTATTGATTTTTGGTGGCAGAACGGTGGAGTTCAGGAACCGGTAGACCCGAGAATGCATGATTTGTCCGATGCATTTTGTATCGTCGGTCCTCAGTCTCAGGCAAAGAAAATCAGCGGCATCAGCACCAGCGCTGCACAGTTGCGAACCAATGATGGGGCCGCGTTTGTTGAAGTAGCTGTCGGTCACGCGATTACCGTTAAAACGCCGGGTAAGTTGACGGCTAGCGCCGACGGTGGCACCGAAATAACGTCCCCGACCATCGTGCTAAACGGCAACGTAACCATTAACGGTAACCTGTCGCAGGGCATGGGCGCCAGCGGAGGTAGTGCAACAATGCTCGGCCCGGTTAACGTCACCAACGATGTTAAAGCCGGGAATAAAAGCCTGATCATGCATACGCATGGTGGCGTACAGACGGGCAGCGGAAACACCGGGGGGCCAAATTAATGCAATACCGACGTGAGGACACCGACGGCGATTATACATTTGGCCGTGGTGATGACACCTGGCTGATTAATTCACCGGAGGCGGTGGCACAGGCCATCAAAACACGGTTTGAGTTGTGGTACGGTCAGTGGTTTCTCGACACCACCGAAGGTACTCCCTGGATCCAGTCTGTACTCGGTAAGCAGCGTCCGGAACTTTATAACCTCGCCATACGGCAGCGCATTCTTGAAACGAAGGGCGTCAAGTCCATTACCGAATTTAACACAGCAGTAAACACCTCATCCCGGCGCGTAACGTTCACCGCGACGGTCGAAACCTTCTACGGAATGACGACCCTTACAAGCGAGGCATAAATGACTTTGAACCTCGACACGCTGGGGTTATCGGCAACGATAACCGCCCAGGGAATCAGTGCGCCTGATTACCAGACAATACTTGATACCGTAACCGGGTATTTTCAGCAGATTTACGGCACTGATGTGTATCTGGAACCCGACAGCAAAGACGGCCAAATGGTCGCGCTGGTGGCGCTGGCAATTCACGACGCCAACACGACAGCTATTGGGGTCTATAACAGCTTTTCTCCCTCAACGGCACTGAGTGATGCCCTTACGCGCAACGTTAAAATCAACGGGATAGTGCGGCGCGGAGAAACGCGTTCGACGGTTGACTTGCTGCTAACGGGGACCGCCGGGACGACCATCACCAATGGTTCGGCGAAGGATACAAACGGAATCATCTGGCATTTTCCGGCGTCAGTTTCCATTGGAGTGAACGGTAGCGTCACGCTCACGGCCACATGTGATGCCAACGGCGCTGTTGCCGCTCTGGCTGGGTCAGTGACGCATATAAATACCCCAACGCGAGGCTGGCTGTCAGTCACTAATCCACTGGCGGCTACGGTCGGAGTTGCCGCAGAAACCGATGCAGAGTTGCGCGCCAGGCAGAGCCAGAGCGTGGCGTTACCCTCACTGACGCCGTTCGCCGCTGTTGATGGCGCGCTGGCGAATATATCGGGCGTGACACGCCACAAACTCTATGAAAACGACACCGGCTCTGTGGATGCAAACGGCTTACCGGCCCACTCCATCAGTGCCATTGTTGACGGCGGTGATGCAACAACGATTGCGCAGACGCTGCGGGGGAAAAAAGGGCAGGGGGTGGGAACATATGGCGCCACAACCATTGTGGTTGCTGACATCTGGGGCAATCCGCATCCGATATCATTTTCCCGCCCGGTAAACGTGCCGGTGTTTGTCTCTATCACTCTGCGGGTATTTCCTGGCTACACCTCTTTAATTGCCGACCAGATAAAATCAACCATAGCCCGTTACATTAACTCGCTGGCTATTGGTGACGACGTGCTGATCAGCCGTGTTTACTCCCCCGCTAACCTCGGTGTCGTGAGCGGCGGAAATGCCCGTTATTACGACATTAACAGCCTGTCTATTGGTAAAACCGTTGGCAGTGTGGCGACGGCAAATATTGACATCGGTTATGCGGAAGCCGCCAGTTGCTCACCAGCGAATATCGCCATCACGGTGGTGCCATGAGCCAATACACTGATCTGATTACCAATTATCACGCCACGAAGCCTCTGTTCTTCCAGCATGTCGATTTGTCAACGCGTCCGTTTCTGGATACCAGCACTACGTTAAACCGCCTGGTGACGGCATTTGATATTGATAATGCTGTGGGCGTGCAGCTTGACATTTTGGGGGAGTGGATCGGACGCAGCCGCTACGTCGCCGTTCCCATATCCGGCATTTTCTTCGCCTGGGATACAGAGGGGCTGGGCTATGACCAGGGCGTGTGGCAGGGGCCATATGATCCTGACAGTGGGTATACCGCGCTCAGTGACGAAACTTATCGGGTAATCCTCAAAGCGAAAATTGCCATCAATAACTGGGATGGCACGAACGACACGCTGCCGCCCATTCTCGATAACGCGCTGGCCGGTTCCGGACTGCGTATGCAAATCGTGGATAGCCAGGACATGACTATTGGTCTCTGGGTTTTTCCTGAGACCGACATTTCTCACGTCTCACTCGAACTGATAGCCGCTATCAGGCAGGGCTACCTGACCGTTAAAGCGGCGGGAGTGTGGGGTGGCAGCATTCAAATTCCGGCGGTGGAAACGCCGTCGGAGGGAAACCGCTTTTTTGGTTTTGACATGGATAACGAATACATAACCGGTTTCGATACCGGCGCATGGGGGACTTTACTGTAATGGCTAAAAATGACTTTAAACCGTTTGCGACAGGGGCCAGTGCAAACGTCATCACTCAGGCTGAGTATGAGGCACTGACCGCTTTGTTGACGGGCTTTCAGGCTGGTAAGGCCAGCAGTGCCCAGATCAACAAGGCTATCCGGCAGGCAACATTTGTTGCGGCGGCGCTGGCGCAATACATCACCAATAAAACCGGGCAGGATGTTCCGGATAACGGCGATATCGCTGCGTTCATTACCAAAATGGCGGCAGCATTCGGTAAAGACTTTCAGGCACTGGACGCCGCGCTGACGTCTCTGGCCGCGCTGCCGGGCACTGCTGATACTCTGGCTTATTTTACCGGGCCTGATACCCTGGCATTAACCAACCTGACCGCCGCCGGACGTAATCTGATTAATAAAGCGGACGTTGCCTCAATAATCCAGTACCTGGGGTTGCAGAACACCATCACACAGGCGGCTAACTCCGTCCAGCGTATCGGTGACACCATGTCCTGGCTGAATGTCACAGGTCTGATCCAGTCGGCATCAATGCGCGTCAATACGCCTGCATCACCATCTGTCCAGGGATTAACAATTGACTGGAACGGTATCGGGTTTGGTACAGCAGGGCTGACCAATAACCGGGGGCTCGGGACAGGTGGTTTTATTTTCCGCACAGTGGATGCAGAAAATAAAAATGAATATGGCCGGGTCACCTTTAATGAAGTGGGCGAGATTTTTGCCGGGCGTAACATCTATGCCGGGCCTGCCAAATACGCCATTGATGGCAATAGCTACGGCACCATTTGGGGTACTGGCGGCAATAGCGAATGGTTGTCAAATAATCTGAATGCCCGTTTCGGTGCCATTCCTGTGAACAATACTACGGGGGATGTGAACGGCACCGCTTGGGGCGGTTCGCTGGCCGTTAATCTGACCGCACGCTTTAACGATCTGCAAAGCAAAATCAGCGCTATTCCGGTTGATAATGCTAGCGGGAATATTCGCGGTAGCGTCTGGGGTAATGACTGGTTGTCGAATTATCTCTCAAACAAATTTAACGGCATCCAAGGGCAATTTTCGGCTATCCCGGTTGATAACTCGTCCGGAAATATTCATGGCAGCGCATGGGGCAATGACTGGCTATCAAACTGGTTAGCAGCACAGTTTTCTGTGCGTGACAGCAACATCAATACCAGAGCCACATTTGACTGGGTTACGGCTAATTATCTGCCTCGTGTGCAGAATTACGCTACTGTTGGGACGTTTATTCTGGCGTATTACAACGGCGGTAATATTGACCCGGAAGCCATTGTTTCCGGTGGCAATCTTTTTCCGTCAACGGCGGACGGATTAGCAGCTACCTGGTCACTTCCAGGGTCGTGGCGGTGCGCCGGAATGTCCCGCACTGTTAACGACGCACATCGAACAACTTTATGGCAGAGGGTCGCGTGATGGCAAACACTGAGCAGGAAGTTATAAAAGTAAGGAATCCCCGCAGCATCAATCTGGAAAAATCAGTTGATGTTGATATTTCATTCGACGGAGAACAGTTTATCCCGTTCGCAGCAATGCCCGACGATACGGCAGGTCAGTCGATTTATCAGGAAGCAATAAAGGGCAAATACGGTGAAATTAATATTTCACCTGGCACAGATTATTACTGGTCAGGTGATGGATGGGTTGAAGTAGTAAAACCGGTAGTGGAAGATCCGAACGCGGTTAAACGTGATGAACTGCTCCGACTCGCCGCATTGCGAATTGCGCCGCTTCAGGACGCCGCTGATTTAGATATGGCGACAGACGACGAAAATAAGGCTCTCACTGCCTGGAAAAAATACCGCGTATTGCTGAATAGAGTAGACATCGCAACTGCGCTGGATATTAGCTGGCCGGAGCAACCTACTGCGTAA